CGAGGAATGATATCGGCGCAGATATTGATAATGTAGCTAAAGGTTTAAATCATGCTTCTGCCTTGCCTATAACGGATATCTATATTAAGCCTGATTGGGGTAGGATAGACGAGCTTAATAGGAGGGTAATAGATTTTGTTCTTTATGAAAGGCTTAATAAATAAGCGATATTGACAAATTGTAACAATAACACTTAAAAGGGCCGTATCAAGCTCTGTATTGAGTAATGATACGACTCTTTCTTTGGTCTTTTAATATGATCAAATTTCAAATTATAAGTTCATATTTCAAAATTTGAGTTTTGACACACCCTCTATCTCCTTCCTGTTACGTTCATCATTTTTCCTATGTCACACCTGCCAAGGATTCAAGTAAGGATCGTATGACTTCTGAAAAGTAGCTATCCCCCAGTCCGTAGTTGGCTTGCCGGTATTGTCCACTTTTCTTGGAATCATGGGGTTGATCTTCAGTCTGTTTGCGTCCTTTAACCAGGCCATAGATGTCTCATAATCGTTTGACCTAGTAATGGATACATTATTGGGAGAAATGTTCTTGGTAAGCTCGTAAAGGGCTAATCTGACCATGTGCTTCTTGATGTTCTTATGCCTGGGGTCCTCCAACGCTAAGTTCTTCCCGATCTCTGGGATGTCACTATTCACGTTCAACGTAGGATAGAATACCTTTCCATCGTAGACCACAAATTCATGTGGCGATAACTCATATTCATTATAGTTCGGATCATATGGTAATATCTCACCCCAACATTGAGGTCGTAAGTCTGGTGATATTGTCTCATCATAATCGGTTAATTCATACAGTTGATAAAAGTTGTCACCATAACTTACCGGATCGTATAGCTGGAATGGGGTAGGAGTCCATTTTAACGGTTCCGCTTTCTCCCAGCAGTTTGATAATGGAACTCGTATGTCATTGAACTCGTAACCATTCTCAATCATGCACTCAAACACGATCCCATTGTAGCAAACCAAATCCCCCGGTCGATAGGTCAATAGTTGGGAGTAAGGATCGGCGTTGATAAGTTCTTGGATCTCGATTGACTCTTCCCAATAAATCTTGTCGGTGGGAACCTTATAGCCACTGATAGAACGGATCACCTTATAGATATTATCCTCGTACTGGATATACGCCCCTACGGGATAGTTGATCCTTCTATCATACATCCTGATAGCCTTACCTTTCATTAACTCATTCTCAATCTCATAATTCTCCACCAGGTTCTCTAATATCGACATCTCTGCCAATTCCTCGGCTTGTATAAACTTATACTCGTTTCCCGGTTGGATTATTTGTTCCAGGGCTTCCTTGGTGATTATCTCTAAATAATCACTATCCAACAAAAATCTGTTATTTTCCATTTAGTAACTGAATTGTGGTTTAATTATTGATGTTGTTAATACGGTTCCTGTTTGTCCTCCTCGCTGGTATTTGAGCCAGCTCTTAGAAAGGAATGTACAGAGGATATAATCAAGGACATCTGTGCAGTTATGAACCAATATACCATTAGCGAAAAATTCATGCCGATCCTCTACCGTGATGTCATAGACCTTATCTATAATCCTTTCGTTAGATTTCCTTACGGATAGCTTCTTCGTCTTCTCGCATGTTACAAATGTTTTTTGTATTATCTTATCTATTTCTGCAAAGCCATCTTCTATCGTATAGAAAAGATGATCTGGGGTACAAGTGATATTTGTGTCCCCTATGGAGTAATCCTTAACCATTACGTTCTTCCCTGTTATTTCCGAGAAAGTTACTTTCTTGTATCCTTCCCTTGTCAATACGTAATCGCCAGCCTTTACATTTTCTATAGGTATTTCTCCCTCCTTAGTGGTTATCATCGTTCCAGCGGCAAAACAGTGGCCATATTTCTCATATCTTACCTTCGTCTTGGGATCTGTGACTTTTTGCTTGTTCTTTGTTCCATCCTCATTTCTGATCTGATAGACCAAATCCTCGGTCAATTTCCTACACCTTAAGTCGATATAAATATTCCATCCATCCAGACCATCGAATAACTCATTGATCCAATCAACACGGTTCTTCTGAGGGGGTTGCTTGGCTAGTATGTTCTGTTTTGGCCTTAATATGGTGTTATTCATGCAAGACTGGATAATGGTGAAATTGTTTACGCCATCCTCGGTTTGCGTGTTTCTAGCCAATCCAGCGGGATCGTCAGTCAATACCACTCCTCCGATCTGTTTTGATTCCAATAACTTATCTTTTACATACTGGGCGAACTTAGGTGTGTTATTTAGCTTGTCCTCTGGTTTTCCAAGAAATTCCTCCAAAAAATACACGTTCTTATTCTCCCAATCAATTTGTACAACCTCACATGTCATATGCGGAAATACGTTGAAGTCAAACCCTAAGATCAACGGTTTCATCGGATCATATACGTTTTCTTTTAAGTTTTGAACAAGATGCTTATCTCCGGAGAAACCTTTATACAGCGTCATGGCGTTCGCTTCTACGAAATCCCAGTTTCCATACAGAAGACGTTCCCTTGTGGCGTTATTCTTGATCTTGTTCAAAGAAGCCTCATATATTTGCCGAAAGCTCTCATCCGGATTATCAAATATGGAGAATCTGATAAATACCTCGCCATCCCTGCATTTTACGGGGTTCCCTTCCTCATCTTGCACGAACCTCTCACGCAGCCAACATGCCGCCGGGTTACAAGACAAGAACATCTTGGGTGTCTTGAATGTCTCCGATGTTTTCCAACGAATACGGGAGAACATAACATCTGCCGCTCTTTCAGATATCTCGGATGCCTCATCAACAAATACGATCGTTGCTTCCATCGAACCGAAACGGGAGAAATCCAAGTCAGCTGGAAGATCAGCCATTTCTTTCATCATGATTACGGATTCGTTCCAGAAAGTTATCGTTCCTTCTATGTTGTTTATGCAGAAATTCTCATCCTCTTTCAATCCCCATTCTTTCATCACTTTCTTAATTGTTATGAAAGTTGATTCTTTCAGGGATTTGATGGTCTTACGTGCTACCACGGCACGTATGTTTGGAAACCGCATACAACTGCTTACCAACCATGCGCTACCTATATATGAATTGTGAGTGACCAAAAAATCGTCCGTGATATACAGTTGCTCATCGCTATCAAGTGTTATACATCTACATTCTTTAGGATCGTCCAGCTCGATCACTTGTCTTATATATCTTCTATGTTCTGGGGTTATGGTTGGTTTTATCATCTTATTAAATCTCGGATCAAAAGAGAAGCGGACATAATATTTTATAACCGTACCTTTTCCCTTGCTTTTCGTGATAGTGGCTATGGCTCCTACGCTCCTTAATATATCCACTAATTGATTGGCGAACTTTTCCGATCGGCTCATGAACTCATACTTGCCGTTGTTCTTTATATTTACTTCCTTGAGCAATCCCTTAAGAAAATTTTTTCTATCCTCTAGGCTGGAGGTGACTAGGTCTTGTGGAATCTCTGTATGATTTGATCTCTTAAAATTATTAGGGTCTGGCATGATATTTCGGATATAATATCCCCAAGAGTAAGCGGTCATATAATTATCGAACTTCCCACCGAACTCTTGCTCGATCACGGTGGGAACGAAGGCAATATTTCCATGTCTAAGCCTTTTCTTTATGGTAGCAGCTACTATAAAAACTATCGTACAAGTTCCTGCATATGTTGGATATATCAAGATCAGGCATATCTATCAACCCATAATCTAGGTCTTGGTTTAGTTTTTGTCTTGCCATTATTTTACTTTTACGGTTTGTGATAAGAATGAGTTACATTTAGCGAGGAACGGTATGAAATTGGCGAGATTAACGATCGGCATAGTCCCTAACATGGTAGGTGTGGTTATTTTTGAGCACTCTGTAATAAACTCTACCATGAGATTGACAAGCTGGGTTCCCAATACCGCCGGTTCTGTAGCCCCCTCGCCAATAAATATTTGCTGTCCCTCTATCGTAACACCGGAGTTATCCAGTTTCTCATAGGAATTACCTACGCTTTCCTTTATTTGCTCTTTCCCGACTTCCATCTTTGACGATCCTACCTCGGATGTTATTTTGTCAGTGGTGATAGATGAGGTGGCTGAACCGGTCTTGTCTAGGACGGTAGATGTTATTGACGAATTGGTATACGTGGTTACGCTCTTGTTTCCATCTTCCTGTAGCTCGTTATAATCAACGCTATCGTCCGGTATTTCGCTGGTAACGCCTATATTTACCTCTTTGGTTGAGATAGTGTTGTAGGTGTCGATATGAGAGAAGGATAATATAGAGGCGTTTCCGGTACCTACGGCCCATAATACCGTAACATCTGACTTAATGGTTGGGACGATCACCTGCCCCTTGGTTAATCCGGGTATGGCGTTTATAGGTATCTCGGGTATCCTTACTGTTCCGTCCATGGAGATGAAGTCAATGGTTCCTACAGCCCCTTTGTTACCTGATGTATATTTAGCCACGAATCCATGTAATATCATCAAATTGTTCTCAGGAGCTTGTACGATCCTTCTAAGTGCCTCTGATAGTTTGTTATAATCTGCCATTATTTATCA